TTCCCGTCGACGCTTCGAACGCCTTGTCCAGAAGATAGGCGCTGCCCACACCGGCGAGACTTCCGGTGGCGAATCCGAGCAGGCCCGTGCCGAACGACTTGGCCACTCCTCGGGCCTTCTCCTTGGGTGTGCGCTCGACTTCTTCTGCCATCTTGCAGAGAGCCCGTGCCTGATCCGGCATGTAGTCGAAAAGCGAGGGGAGGCTCATCGGTGCGGATCCGGATAGGTGGTGGGGTAAAGGGAGAAGATACCGGGGATCTCCTCCTGCTCGAACGTCGCGAGGTTCTGCGGGTGTGTGAAGTTCCTGGCTGGGGCCAGCCACAGATTACGCAGTGCCGTACCGAGGTCCAATTCGATGGCGTACTCGACGTCGGTCAGCGGGATCTCGTGGAGCTTGAACTGCTGCCAGACGCGGGCACGAAGGTGTTCGATCTGCACAGGATCACCCACGCGCCAGCGCCGATTCTCCGGCTCGATGATGATGTCGCGCGGCTTGAGCGAAGGGTAATGTCCGAACTTCCCGGTGGTGTTGGACTGTTGCTGTGCCCCCACGTTCGTTGTCTGCTCGCTCTTGGGGGAGGGATCGATGTCCATCCACGTCTCGATGGGGGAGTGGTAGCCGCGCACGAAGCCGGTGTCGAAGCAGAGGCGACAGCCTGCGGCCCGCCTCTGCTTCATGACGTTGTTCCAGCATTCGCAGCGCTGGCCGAACGTCCGCACGGGCAGCACCCAACAGCGCCGGCCGGCGAACTCGCGGAAGAGGAGCTGCATGTGGCGGCGGAGCTCGAGGGCGATCCGATCTGGTTCGGGCTCGCGCGTCACCGGGTCTGTTTCCACAGCGTCCCCGGAAGCGAGATGGGTGATGCGGACCTTGTAGAAGAGCGTCCTCCAGCGGTGGGCTGGCTCCAGCGTGTTGTCGATGAAGAGGTACTTGTCCTGGAAGGGAACGCTCAGATCATCGAAGGGCCCGCTAGGTGACTCCGAGCGGAGGACCTGAAAGTTGTAGTCGAGGACATCCTCGATTGTGTCCGCGAGCGTCCACGACACCTCGTTGAAGTCGATGTCGAGAGAGCGGACTTTCAGGTCCTTGATCGTGAGCGCGACCGGCATCACCCACCCACACGGGTCGAGGCTTCACGGGGATCGACGAAGCCGGCGGGGCGGGGCGTCTTGTTGTTCATCTGGGCGATGGCTTGTGGCGTCACGTTGCCTTTGGCGCTCCACGACATCAACTGGTGAGCGGCTTCTGGAGGGATCTCTCCCGAGGCCACGAGCGGGTTGCTCTTCACCGCCGCCTGCACACCGGCGGGCGCCCGCTGGAAGTTCAGGGCTTGGTTCGTGGCCCCCACGAGCGAGGGGTTCTTGGCCGCCATCGGCATCGTGGGCGCGACCCGTCCTTGAGCTCCGGCCGGCAGCGTGGGAGCCAGCGCCCTGGTCGCGGTCGCGGCGGGAGCAGCTCCGGCGGCTGCTGGGGCGGCGCCGGCGGCCGGCCGGAGAGCGCCCTGCACGTGCGCTGCCGCCTGGCCGCCGACCTGCTGAAGCTGCTGCCCATAGCCCTTGACGGCTTGGCCGAGCGACGCTCCTCCGCGCACCGCACCACCGATGTTCTGGACAGCGTGGCCAGCCAGCGCCCCGCCGGCGGCACCGGCAGCGCCCTGGGCGAGGCCGCTCAGGACGTGGCGGTTGCCCTGGGGATCTTTCTGGAGACCGTGTGCCAGACCTCCCGCTGCGCCGGCCGCGGCACCCAGCGCGGCGCCTGGGTTCTTGCCCAGGAAGCCGATCGCCTTCTGGCCGAGACCTGCCAGCGCGCCAGCGTCGAGGGCCTTCTTCTCCTTGAGCTTGGTCTCCCGTGCCGTGGGGGTCAGAAGCCCGCCGAGCGGGTTGTAGGCGTTGTTGCCGGCCGCGTGCTGCTTGGCGGCGTGGTTCAGGTGCCGCTCTCGGAACATGTCGGCCACCTCGCTCACGATCCCAGGACCGTTGAGCCCGGTGAGGGGCGCAGAGCCGGCGGCGAGACCGAGGAGCTCACCTGCGGTGTGCGCCCCGTGCATGCCCGGAGCGGCGCTCCGGTAGTCCTTGCGGGCCTCGCGGCGTGTCCCGACTGCGTCGCGCTGCGCGCCATAGTCGGTGGCGTCGAACTTGTGGCCGGCATCGGTCAACGCGAAAGCCGTCTTGGCGAGGTCTCGGCCGAGCTCGGCGGCGGCGTTGGTCGTCACGGCGCGCTCGTAATCCCCCAGCGCCATCCGACGACCGAGCGCGGCGGCGTGATCGAAGGCTTCTTTCTTCTTCTCCTTGGGCCCGACCTTGCCAAAGACGCTGAGCAGGCCGGTGGTGGCGCCTTGTTCTTCTGGCACCGGCGTGAGCAGACCCCCGAACGGATTCCAGGCGTTGTTTCCCTGGCTGTGTTGGTTGGCAACGTACGCCTGGTGCCTCGCCTCGCCGGTTGGGTGTCCATAGTCCGGGCCGAAGCGAAACACGTTGAGCAGCTTCGCCGGGTTCTGACCAGTCTCGGGGTCGTTGTGCCCGAGCGCGTTGTAGTTCTGGTGCAGGCGCGACTCATCGAGCGCATGCTCCTTCCTCAGAGCAGCGCGCTCGGCGTCGAACTTGTGCCCTTTCTCGGACAGGGCGAACGCGACCTTTCCATCCGCAGGAGATGGAGCCGCTCCACCGGCGGCTTCGGTGACCTCGGGGGGAGGGGGCGCAGCTCCAGCGCCTGGAGCCACCGCGGCACCTGCCTGCTGGAGCTGGCTGGCAGCGAGCTGGAGGCTGAGCAGGCGCTTCTGGAGACGGATGCGGTCCTGCATCTCCCAGAACTTGGGCTCCTGCTCTCGCTCGGCATCACGCTGGGCGCGGTGCTGTTGCTCCATCTGCTCGAGCTGGATCGACTGCTGCTCGAGCTGCAGCGCCTGCTCGAAGAGGGGCGTGTCCTTGAACTGCTCCACCCAGCCCAGGCTCCCGGAGCCGCTGCCGACTGCCTTGCACTCGTCGAGGTAGGCGAGCTTCGTTTCACCGTTCGCGATCTTGAAGAGCACGTCCGGGGGCAGCTTCTTCATGGCCTCGACCAGCACGCGCTCGTCCGCGGCCTTCTTGTCGTTCTGGTGGGCCGTCTTGAGGAACGTCTCGAACATCGACTCGTGCATGGTCGTTTCCTATCCGAGCAGGCGGCGCCCGCTCTCCATCAGACTTCGGACAGCAGGCTCCGTGGCGGCGCCGATCCCTGCCCCCGCAAGACTTCCCACGATGGTTGCCCTGGCAGGGTGCTTGCTGGCTGCCTCGCTGGCCCCAAGCAGCGCCTTGTTCGCGACGAGGCGCATCGCTTGGGGGAAAGAACCTTGTTCCTGCTCGAGGACAGAGATCTTCTTCTGGAGCCCTTCGCGCAACCCCTCACCGCCGGTGGCTTCGAGCGCGGTTCCAGCACCACCAATCAGGGCACCGAGACCGGCGCCGAGCGCATGTTCCCGGAACGAGCCCTGCTTGACGGTGACCGAGGTTGCGCCCCTCCCCTTCCCAGCCGGCTCCGCAGGCTCTGAGCCTTCGGTGGGAGCGGCGGCGCCGCCGGGACCGGGTTGCCCAGGCTGCACCTGGGCCTCGGGCGCCTGGCCAGCCGGCGCAGAGGCTGCGTCCTGGGGTTGCCCTGCGGGGGCGGCCACGCCGCCCATCGCCGGGTCGCCAGGGGCTGGTTGGCCTCCCGGCGTGGCGCCGGCGGCGGCGGCGGGATCGGTCAGAACCTGCGAAGGCGGTTCCTGCGAAGCGAGGTTCAAGAGCTGCCCACGGAGCTCCTGGAAGGCCATGCGCATCTGGGCTGCCTGTTGCTGTTGCTGCAGCTTCTCGTCGCCGGCCTGCATGACCTGCTGCATGGCCAGCGCAGTCGCCTGCTGCGACTGGCTCTGCGCCGAGGACAGCGCCATCTGGTTCTGTTCCGCCTGTTGCTGAAGCTGCTGCGCCTGTGCCGCCGCCTGTTCAGACGCCTGCGTGGCCGCCTCGAGCTGCTGCTGCGCTTCCGCGAAGCGCTGCTTGTAGAACTCGGCCGCATTCTGCTGTTGAGCCTCCTGACCTTCCATCTCGTTCTGGAGGAACGCCGAGGTGCGGGGGTCGGCCTGGAGCTGCGAGCCGGACTGGGTTCCTTGCTGAGGCGGGAGCTCTCCTTGTGCTGCCATCAGCTCGTCGGCAGCGCGTTTGAAGGCGGCGGCGTACTTGCCGAGGTGCTTCTGCGCCAGACCGAGCCCGTGAAACGTCGCCGGCATGACCGCCGCGCCTGTCATGGCGCCGGCGAGCTGTGGGTGGTCGGCGATGAAGCCCGAAAGACCTCCCTTGCCGCGGTCCTCTCTGAGGCCAGGGTCGTCTCGGCGCATGTGGCCGAGCGCCCCGCCTAGCGCAGCCCCGGCGAGCGGTAGCGCGATGTTGACTCCGCGATCGAACTTGTTGGCCGTCTTCTCTCCGCCCGGCTTGAGATCTACCTTGACCGAAGCGCCGCCGTCCCCCTGACCAGGAGGGCCGGGAGCGGCCGGTACGGGTGCTGGCGCGCTGGGCGCGGGGGGCTGCACGGGCAGGAATCGGAGCAGGTCGTCGAGATGCTCCTGCTCTGCGGCGAGGTACTCCTCGACCTTGAAGCGGGCAGGATCATCTCCGAGCGAGGCGTGCAGCGCCTGCCAGGCAGCGATCCCTTCTTGCTCGATCTGGATGAGGTTCTGGATCACCTCGAGAGGATCCGATGCAGGAGGCGGCGCTGGGACATCTTGAAGAGGGGGCTGTCCTCCGAGCACCGCCATGCGACGCAGCACCCACTCGGCGTGCTCCAGCTCCTCGTCGGCGTGCTCCAGGAACTCGTCGGCGAGACTGCCTCGTGCCAGATCCCGCAGCGTTTGACTGTACACGGTGTAGGCGAAGATCGACGCGAACTCCGCCTGGGCGACGGCGGCGTAGAGTCCCAGGGTGTCAGGCGGGGGTGCCGCCACACCCTCCGTCTCGGAGCCGAGCTTGTGGAACTCGACAAGGAAGGCGCACGCCTCGCCGAAGGGGATCGGGTTCTTGAGGTAGTTCTCGAAGTTCACGACGTCTCCTACTTGTAGACCGTGACGACGATGACGCTGTCACTGACCTGGATGTTCTGAAGGCTCGGCGCCGTTCCTCCAATCGACCCGTACTTCGTTCCGACTGTGTCGGTGTTCTTGTCGAAGCCGAGGAAGGGGTTGGCCGTGCCGGTCTTGTCGATGGTGACGCCGTTAGTGGGCGTCGCCTCGATGAGGACGAGCTTGCGCATACGCTGCTGTACCGAGACCGCTCCGATCGCAGCCTCCACCTGCTCTTTGATGTCCTTGTAGGTCAGTCGATTCGGATCCGGGTTATTCGGATCCGCGCTGGCGACGAACAGCACGGTGGTGGCGCTGGGTTGAATGAACTTCAAGGTCTTGCCGACCAGGCCGTAGACCCCGTAGTTGCCCTCGGCGCCGTTGATCACGTCAACGGCGCCGACAAGGCCGCCGTTGAGGAAGAGATCCATTTCTTCGATCTCATGGAACTTGCACGACACGAAGCTCGACATGCTGCCTCCGAGCGAGATCCTACCGCAGTGAAATAGGACAAGCAATACAGGGATAAGAAAGATGAGAGAAGTAGTTTCTCTTAACAGCTTCCACCGCCTGGAGGATCCATGAACCTCGACACCGTTTTCGACCAACAGAGCCCTGCTACGTCGTTCACTTTCGTTCCGACGGAAGCCAAAACTGACTTGTTGGAGTACGTCAGTAAGGTCACGTCGCAGACCGCCGCACTCAAGAAAGCCCCGGAGTTCTTCGCGGCCAAGGAGCTCGTCCTCAGCGGACAAAAACTCCCCAAACCCAGAGTGCGCTACGCAGAGGCGTCAGAGATCGACGCAGCGTTGGTCGAAGTCGATGCTGTGATTCATCCTCATCTGGAAGCCATGCGGCGCGCCGGCGCCCGCCAGCGCACCACGATGGACAAGATCATGGCCATCATCAAGAAGGGCTCCATTCAGACAAGCCTCACACGCTTCGAGGATCCGGAAGCCATGCGCGTGTTCACAACGCGTCTCCGCGAGACGATCGAGTGCGGCGCGCCGGTAGTTCTGGCAATGCCGCAGGGCGGTGGGAAGACGCACATGCCGCTCAAGACCGGCAACTTCGGGCTCCTCCCCGACTTCTCGGAGTTCCTCTCGTTGAAGATGCGCGCCGCACTGGTGACAGCAGTGCGCGAGGTCTACGCGGGCGGCGCTCACATGATCGACGTCTCTGACGCGCCTCTTCATACGAGGGATCTGGGTGTGTGCCCCGCCGCTTCGAAGCGGCACATCACGCAACTCTGGTCGGATCTGGCACGACTGGGAATCAAGGACGAGGTCATCGTCGCTGACACTCCGAACTTCCTCCCGCCGAACTGGCTCGAGGCGATCGACGAAGGAACGCGCGAAGTGCGGCACAACATCGAGCAGGACCCTGGGGTTCGCGCAGGAGCGGAAGAACAAGTGCAGAGCCTCCTCTTCGCGAAGAACTGTACAGAGATCTGGCCCAGTCAAGAGGAGACCCTACTCGGCTTCGCGGTCATCGCTGGTGCTCCCGACGGAGTCCCCGAAGCCACGGCGGCGCTGGCGCGCGCCTTCGAACAGGAGACGCGTGAAGTCGTTGCGATGTACATGGCGATCAACCACCACGGCATCCGTGGGATGCGGCTGATCGAGCGCGTGGTGGAGAGGTTGGGCTTTTCACCCGAGCGCTACTTGCGGCTCAGCGTGCACGCCAAGCCTGGTAATCCGCGACCGGCGCTCAGCATTTCGAATCACATGGCGCCGCCGGCACTCTTGCCGAAGCATTCGGTCGGCTTGCGCATCTTGGGTGGGAAGCCCCGCTGGGGGCTGACGTTCGATCTCGTAGCGAAGATGCGCGGCTGGGACGCGGTCTACGAAGCAGAGACCGGGCGCTTCATGTATTACGAGGGCGCGGCTTAGCGACGCGGACCAGGTAGTTCAACCTGTTGGGTGGGGCGGAGGGATGAGCATCCCTTCGTTATCCATTTATTTAGCGCGCTTCTTTTCTAGCCCTAATACGCAGCGTACGTACCGTTCACCGCCCAGTACTCGCTGAACAGACCGCTGTTGCTGGGGCCGAGGATGCCTTCGATGTTGAGCGCGACCTTCACGTGCTGCTTCTTCTGCTCCGTAGCCGACTTGAAGTAGCCGAGCCAGTTCATGAGCATCGGAGTCTTGTCGTTCACCCCAACGCTCGTCCCGCCGGTGGAATAGTTGATGTGGTTGCGGGTCTGGAGCAGCCCGACGCTCTCGATGAGGGAGATGGTGGCCATCCGCAGCAGCAGATGATGCTGCTTGAACTGGAGCAGCTCTTCCAGAGAGTAGGCGGTCCGATGGGGTGTGCCATTGAAGTCCGCGACCGCATCGAGGATGGCCCACGCGATCTGCCGATCGCTGGACTCCTCGCCGGCAACGATGCGGTTCAACTCCGGGATGTCCCGCGTGTAGGCACGGACCAACTGAACGAAGTCCCGCGTCGTCTGCGTGATGCCTGGAATGCCCTGAAGCGACATCTATCTCTCCTTTCGCCTCGCGCGTGCGGTCTGTTCTTGCGATGCGAGGCGCTCGTGGCTGAGCGCTTTCGCTTTGGCGACGACGTACTCTGGAGGGCGCGATCCCACCGCAAGGGCTCCAGGACCGACATAGCCGACGAGGTCGCGCCGCACCATCGCCGTATCGGCGATCTCCGCCTCACCCCCCGGCGCGACGAGCGCGGAGCCCACCACAAGAGGAAGACCCACCCATCCGCGGCGCTTCAGCTCTGGTGTTTCGACATCGGTGAGGCTGAAGATCTTCATCGCCGGTGCTTGTTCTTCTTGGAGGTGTTCTGCGGGCGCGGAGGCATCCCACCAGGCGGGGGCGGCGGGGGCGGCACGCCCGGCGGCAGCTCCTCGACCTCTTCCTCCAGCTCTTCGAGCTCCTCGCTTTCGGGCGCGGACTCCTGGGGCTCTTCGAACAGCACCTCGGGCGTAGGAGCGCTCCTCTCTCCCATCGAGATGACGACGGCCGTACCGTCCTTGGGATCGATCTTCAGCTCCCCGTCGACGTCGGCCATGCCCTCGACCACCTGCTGGACCTGCTCGGAGTTGAGGACCGTCCCGCCCTGGAGCTTGGGGAAGGGGATGCCGGTCGGGATGTCGTTCGCCACCGAGTCGAGGATGGGGCTCGGCCGGGGGTTCTCGGCCGGCGCGGCGGGGCCGATCTGGAGGGTGTTGAGATCGAGCAGCCGCCCATCGAGCGTCCGGATCTCGATGATCCCTGTCTTCTGGAGCTCGAGCAGCTCATTCCGATCACGCTTGAGGTGGGCCTCCGGGATGATCAGCGGACGGCTGCGCAGCAGGCGCCGCTGCTCCGAACCCACGTACTGCTTGAAGCGCGCGTGCTGCGGCGCCTGTGCGCGCTGCGTCCGGTTGAACCGGGAGCGCACCATGCTGTGCACGGCGAAGTGCGTCGTCTCTCCACGCATCGCTCTGTCGAAGCCCTTCTTGATGGTCTCCCGGATCTTGCCGGCGACGTCGTCGGAGTAGGACATGGCCGAGAGACGCGCGAGCTCCGTGTCGAAACCCTCCGGGGGGAAGGCAGGCCGGACGCCTTCAGGCGCTTTCATCAGCGCCTCGAGCTCGGGGTACTTCTTGAAGAAGTCCTGCGGGTCGATGAACAGCGACCCTCCTGCAGGATTCTGGGTGATCTTGATGAGGCTGAAGTCGTAGTCCATGAACATCTCCTAGAGATAGCGCAGCGCCAGGGCGTTGCAGAGGATGTGCATCGTGTTGTCCACGATGATGAGCAACCACACGCTCAAAAACAGCGGCTTGTCCTGCGTGTAACCCGTGGGCGTGCAGTGCTTCCACTCGATGTTGCGCACCATGGTGCCGTTGTCGTCGATCCACCGAGGCGCCAGCCAGTTCTTCGCCCAGCAGATGTAGCGGGCAAGCCTCCAGCGATCGATGACGAAGTGCGTGCCGACGATGACGGCCAGCGCCACAGGTGATTGGGTCAGAAACAGGAAGGGCACGACGTACGTCGCGACGTGCGCCAGAGCCGCCAGGTTCTTCTTGGTCTTCTCGACGGCCATCCAGTCCGACTGGAGGAAGTAGTCGCCGATGAGGTGTGCGATGAGCTGCCAGAACATGCTGTCTCCTGAAACGAAAAGGCGCCGGCGCCACATAGCGCCGACGCCCATTCTGCACCCTTCGAGGCTTGTGGCCTAGAACTGCGACACGGCCGGGAACTTGAGCCCCGCCGACACGCGGTTGTTGACGGCGCCGAGCGCGTCCTCGGCCACCGACACGAAGCTCGCGAGCAGGCCGTCGGCGTCCGTGAACGGGTTCGCGTCCGCGCTGTAGAGCTCCGTCTTCCTGACCGCCGCGATGTTCGCCACGAGCATGCCGATGTCCTCCCATGCCTGGAAGGTGATCATGTTCGCGATCTTGTCGATGTAGAACTTCGTGTTGTTCAGGATGTAGAACCGACCGAAGAACTCCGGCTTGGTGAACACGTAGATGTTCCCTTCGCGGAGGATGTCGGTCTTGATGGTCCGGATGTACGCCAGCCCCAGGAGGGTGTTGTACTTGTAGCCGTCGACCGTGGTCTCCGACTGGATGCGGTCGCCGAAGTCCTCGACGGTCCACTGCAGGACGTCGTCGAAGTCGCTCTCGGTCATGAGCATGCGCTCGGCCTTGAGGCGGTTCCGGTTGAGCATCTTCCGGAGGTTCACGATGTCCGGGCGCTGCACTGGGCGCACCGTGGCGTCGTTCACGTTGGCGACGCGCGCGAGCTCGCCCTTGCGGACGGAGACCTCGGCGCAGCCGGCGCCCTTGAGCTGCAGGGCGCTCAGCGGCGTGGCGACGTTGCTGTTCGCCTCGAGCTGCAGGGCCTGCACCGCGCTCTCGATGTGCGAGGTGAACTCGCGGTCCTCGATCTCCTGGATGTCCTTCACCGAGTTCTCCTCGATGATCTTGGTGATGGGCATCTCGTAGGCGAGCAGCTCCTGCTCGGTCTTCTGGAAGATCTCCGACGAGATCGTGAAGAAGGCCAGCTCGGCGCGCTCACCGCGGATGAAGCGAGCTGTGGGCTGGCCTCGGAACGTGATCGTCATCGCTCGGCTGCGCGGCTCGATGTCGACGATCTTGACCAGCGTGTCGTGGTTCACGCTGCGCTGGCAGTCCGTCCGCATGACCTGCTGCGGCGGGATGATCTTGCGCGCGAACGAGACCTCGCGCAGGCGGTCACGGATGTACGTTCCGCCGTACTCTGCGACCTTCTCTTTGCCTTCCGGCGTCCCGATGCGGGCCGCGAAGGCATCGTTCATCATATTCGGCAGACTCATGACGCTCTTCTCCTCCTGTCCTTCTTGACCCAGGGCCTACCGGCGCCAGCCGGTCATGAACCGCAGCTTCCCGTTGTTGTTGGCCGGGAGCCGCGTGACGTAGCCGACGAACTTCGCCGGAGCAGCCTCGTTGTAGGTCGCGCCGACGAGACCCGAGAAGTTGCGTCCGCCGAACGTGATGGTGGCCACCTTGAGGGGCTGGCCGATGTTGGTGATCGGAGCGCCCGTACCGACGGTGGCCGCGGCGTCGAAGATCCTCGTCTCGAACTCCCAGAAGCCGCCCCACAGGATCGGGTAGACCTTGTCGGCGGTGGCCTGGATGTCCGTGCGTCCACGCTCGGCCCAGCTCGGCACGAGAATGAAGGTGTAGTTGCCCGGCTCGTTGCCCACGACGGCGATGTTGGTCGCGCGCAGGAGCTGGCCCGAGCTGTTGATGGTCATCCACTCGCCGTCGATCAGGACGTTCGAGTTGAGCGGCTGGATCAGGGTCTTGTCGGCCAGAGGGAAGTTGCGCCGGACCACCGGCAGCACGTCCGAGACAGGCTCGAAGTTGATGTTCTGAAGGGTCGACATTTGCTTGCTCCTTGATTAGTCGTCGCCCTCTCGGGTTAGCCGACGCTCCCAATGTGTTGGTTGAGGTACTGCTCGAGCTGCGAACTGCCACCACCTGTCGGACCATCCGATACGAGGTGACCGATCTTCTGGGCCATGTCCGGCCCCTGCAGCTCCACCGCCGTCTCGATCACCTTGAGGTCCACCTCCCCGGCGGACGCCTGTTTGACGTGCCAGTCGGTGAGCTCTTCGATGGTGTGGTCGATGTTGACGCCCTTGCTGTGCATGGCGCGCGCGAGCTTCTCGCATCGATCGCGCAGCTCCATCTGAGCGCACTTCTCTTTGTAGAAGTCGCGCTCGGCGCCGGTCTTGCGCAGCGTGTCGGCGCCTTCTTTGAGCAGCTCCGAGAGCTGCGCGGAACTCACCTTGGCAGGCATCACTTTCCTCCGGGGATGGCGGTCTTCACGTCATCGACGAGCTTTTCGAGGTAGGCGCGGACGGCCGCTGTCTTGATCGCGGCCTGGGCGCTGTCGGCCCCTGCGATCTTCGCTCCGGCCTGCCCCGTGTGCGCGAAGGCGTTCTGCAAGACGTGGTCGTGCGCGGCCGACAGCGCCGGCTGATCCACGTAGGCGCGCATGTCGGCCTTTGGCTCGGCCTTCGCCTCGCGCCGCGTGAGGTTCGTGACCGACTGCGACGAGGCGACCGCGGAGCTGCCCTTGGGCGAAGGCGGTCCGGGCTGACCCGCCTCGCGCGTGTCTGGCGGCGTGGTGCGCCCCGCCGAGATGTGCGCGGGGTTCAGCGCGTCCTCGGCCTTCTTCTCCTTGGCGAGCTTCATGATGAGCTCGATGGGAGCGGCGGTCTTCAGCGCCGGCCCGCCTGGGAGCGCGGTCTGCTGGTTGCCCGAACCGCCAGGCGCACGATCGAGATCGTTCTTCATCAGCGAGGTGCCGCCGCCGACGGAGCCGGTGAGCCCCTTCTGCATCGGCGGGTTCCGGGGCGGGATGTCCTTGGGGATCGCCTGCCCGGAGTTGGCGCTGATCGCGGGGCCGCCTGGTGACTCCATCACCGTGAGCGCATTCGGCCCTTCTCCGGGGCCGGTGCCGCTCGAAGAACCCGCGTCGATCTGGACGGAGCCCTCCTTCACGAGGAGCGAGGCGTACTCGAGCGCCGAGGCGAGGCGCTCGATCTGTGCGCTGGCCGTCTTCTCGTCCTCCGCGGGCTTTGGCTTCTTCTCGTCGCCCTTGCACTCGCACGGGCTCTTGCCGCACTTCGAGCACCCTTCGGAGGCCAGCTTCATCTGGTGAAGCGCCTCTTCGGTGACACTCATGCGCTCCGCCGTCCCGGCGATGGCGGCGGTGATCATCTCTTGAACGGACGGACGTCCCATCATGGTTGCCATGCGATCCTCATTGAGCTGTGCAGACTTCAGCATCGAAGCGCCTGCGGGGGCGACGGACTTCTGCTCCGAAGTCCCCGCGTCCATCGCCGGAGCCACCCCGGTGTTCACCCTCGAGTTGCTGACCCTCGGGGCCATCCCCGTGAGCCCTTTGGGCTTGCCCGGGGCAGCGAGCGTTGAAATCTGCGGGGTGGGAATGGGCGAGACAGCCGCGGACCCCATCATCAAGTCGGTGGCCATCTTGGTCTCCTCGGCTGTCTCGTTGCCCATCCACGATCGCGCCTACTCGCTCCACTCGACGGGGTAGCCCGCCGCCGCCGCGTACTCGAGGGCGCGCCGCTCGAGCGCATCCTCGTACTTGTCGAGCGAGGCGACCTTCTCGCTGTCGTTGAGGCCGAGCGTGAGCACGGCGTTGAGACGATCGATGGCCTGGTCCTGATCGAAGTTCGCCTCGGCGACCTTCGCGAGGGCGAGCTCGGCTGCTTCCATCTCGAAGGCGCTCGGACCGGCCGAAGCCTCCTTGCTCTTCATGGCGTGGCGCGCGCCCGCACCTGCCGCACCTGCCGCCGCGCCCGCTGCGCCGTAGGCTGCAGCCGAGCGGCCCACCGCCTTCTTGAGGTCCCCTCGGGCCGCCAGCTCCCCGTGGACGGAAGCGCCGGCGTCGCGCCTCATCGCCTTGTAGCTGTCCTTGATGCCCTCGCCCTTGATGCCCTTCACGAACTGCTTGCCGACGCTCCTCGCCTTGTCCGCGATCCCCGCCTCCTTCATGAACTCGAGGCCGCCGGCTTCCAGGATGTGCTTCATCTCCGCCACGTAGGCGTGGGCCGCGGTCTTGCCGAAGGTCGTCGCCTGGTCGAAGCGGTCCTGGGACGCCTTCTTCTCCTCGTGCTCCTTGCGGGCCTTGTCCTCCTGCTCCTTCTTCTCGTCGCCCTCGCCCTTGTCCTCCTTCGCCGGGGGGAACTCTGCCTCCTTGGCGAAGGTGCGCTGCCAGAGCCAGTTGATCTGGGCGGGGGTGCACTCTTCGAGGTCGATCCCCTGGGCGGCCGCCGTCTTGGCGAAGAACGCGGCCTGGGCCGTCTTCTCGGCGTCTTCCGCCGAGGGCTGGCTCTCGACACCGCCGGTGCCGAAGAAACTCGCGAGCATCTGGTCCATCATGATGTGTGCACTCCACAGGCAGTTTGGTCGGCCGCGTGTTCCTCGAGGGGGATGCCCTCTCCACGAAGGCTGGGTCGTCCACCGACTCCGACGCGCACCCCGACCTCGTCGTAGTACGCGGTCTTGAGGTAGGCGGCAGACAGAGTAGTGAACATCTCGGTAAGAGGCGTGTGCGCGATCTTCAACAGATCCGCGTCTTGCGTTGTTGAAGCTATCAGGTCGGGTGCGTTTGGCACAAGATCCATCACGCTGCGCCTATATCCTTTGTAGGCAGCCCCAATCTTACGCAGTAGCTCAGATGAAAGGGAAGCCTGTGCTTCTTTCTGTGTTGAAGGCATCCCGACAACCACAATTCTTGCCTCAATGCAGGGACCGAGACAAGAGCGAGCGCCCATGAATGGGGCTAGAAAATGCGCGAGCACAGGACTGAAGTCTTTCGCCGTGAGCGGTAGGGGTTCCTCTTCATCACTCTTGGGGAACACAACGCCACGATCCTCGAGAGTATCCGCAAGCTGCGTCTGCCCGAGCTGCTGAAGCAACACGCGCTGGAACTCTCTCGGACGAAGAACAATGCCCATGGTGGCAGCCGTAGCCAACCCTCGTGGGGAGTTCTCACTGATGCGGTTGAGGATGGGCCGCGGTAGATCTGGCTCGGTGCCCGTGAGCAGTGGAATCGCCTTGGCGGCGAACTGGCTTGGCACCACACGCTTGAGGATCTCCCCCTCCTTGAACTTGGCGACCTTGCCGAAAGCGAGCTTCAGGACCTCGTCGTCCACAGACGCGATCTTCTCTTCCTCACGTTCGTCGTACCCGAGCTTGTCGGCGAGCTCGGCGCCAGGCAGGAACCAATAAGACTTCGCCCCTGCTCCGGCGATCTTCATCATCACCTTGGCCGTCTTGTCGGCGCCGATGAAGACGAAGCTGATGTCGAAGAAGCGGGGGTAGTCATTGAACACGAAGACCTTCCGGCCATCCGGAAGGACCACGTTCATGAAGTTCTTCGCGTGCTCGCAGTAGTCCCTGCGGGTGATCGACAGGCCGCGGATCTTCCCCTGACCGACCCACTCCCACGCGCCTTGGTCGTTCTTCTTGCGCGTCTGGGTGGTGCGGTGCACCTCGAGTACAGCTTCCCCTGGGTGCTTGTGCTTCTTCGGATCGAAGGTGGCCTGGGCTTGCCTGTAGAGCTTCCAGTCCAGACAGATGGAGCAGGTGTCGAAGGGGACCTTCGCTCCCATGGAGACATCGGGGAAGTCACCGGCCTTGAGCTTGTCCCAGATGGCGAGACCACCCCCGCGTTCGCACAGCGCCTTGTCGACGCGGGTGATGAGCTCCACCCGCTTCATCTTTGGGTTCCAGGCCGCGAGCTCCACCTCTCCATAGAAAGGGTGGTTGTGCGGCGGGAAGTCCTTGTTGCGATGGTGGAGGAAGGGCTTCGCCTGATAGAAGGTTGGGAATCCGTAGGGCCAGTTCTTGCCCTTGCTGCGGTCGTGCAGGGGCACGCCCACCCAATCATCTGGGGCGTGGACGAGCGCCGCTTCGGGGAAGTGGTCCCCGTTCACGTTGGAGCCCCAGTACTCACCGGCGCCGAGGGCGTTGACCAAGGAGTACTGGGCGTTGTCGCGGGGGCGCAGCGTCTCGATGAAGCGGGTCACCTCCGGGAGAAGATGCGGCGCGGCCACCTTCTCGAACACAGCGTCGGCCGGTCCGAAAAGCGGAATGGCAGCGGCCTGCTGGCCCTGGAAGAACCCGACTTTGATCACGGCGCGTTGGGGCGACGGCCTGGCCCGGAACCGGGAGCAGCTCCCCAGGGAAGCGTCTGCGCGCCGCGCGGCTTGACGCCTTCGAGACCGCCTTTGAGGTACGTGTCGAGGACGGGCTCGGTGAACCGGCCTCGGTGCTCGGCGGCCTCGATCATGTAGCCACCCTCGCGCCCGGGGAACTCGGAGAACCGGCGCATGTACTCCCCGGCCACGAAGGGGTCCTTCGAGAACTCCGGATTGATGCGCCGAAGGGACGTGAACAGGGCGTTCGCTCGAGCGGGATTCGTCGCCGCGAACTCCCGCACCTCCGGATTGATGGCGAGCATCGAACGGTAGTCGCGGGCCTTGGTGGCGGCGTCGTAGAGCTTCGAGACGGCGACGCCGGCCAGGGCGACGGCGCCTGTGGCCGCGGCGGTGCCGAGCGCCTGGCCGGCATGGCTGCCGAGCTGCTTGGCAGCGTCGGCGAAGTTGGCGGTCTTCTGAGCGATCTCTCGTTCGTCCATGTCAGTACCCCATCGGCATCGCGTAGCCGCCACCAGAGGCGAGCTCCATCTCGCGCTGCTGATACTGCGGCGTGCCCGGCACCACGCTGAGCGCCGTGTCCTTGGCGCCCTGGAAGGTTGGGTTGTGCTTCAGAGAACGCCGCACCTCGTTTGCCGCAACAGCGGCGCCGACCGCCGGCGAGTACTCGACCGTCTTGTGGACGGCGTTGCCGATCGAACGGGCATGGGGGCTGTTTGGGCCGAGCAGCACCTTGGCCCCGCGTTCGGCGCCAGCGCCGAGCACCTTGCCCGCGCTCCCCGTGGCGTTGAAGACTTGTCGGATCAGCCCTTGGTCGACCGCGTGCTTCAAGAAGTGGGTGATCTGCCCGAGACCGGACGAGATCTCCTGGCGAGCGCTGCGGATGGAGGCGAGCTTCGTCACCACCTGGCAGAACTCTCCGAAGTCGAGGACCATCGGATGCTCCAGGTTCACGAGGCGGTTGGTGGCGAACTTCTCGAGCGAAGCCCCGAGGGCGTCACCACCGGCGAAGACCCTCTCCTTCAGGAGGCGGGGGGACAAGAAGGTGAACGCGACCTTCACGTGGGCGGGGGTTGCTTCCGGAGCTGCGGCCCATGCCTGAACCACGTCGCCGAGAGGCGTACCTTCCAGCGCAGCCTGCTTCACACCTTCGTAGAGGCGCCCGAGCAGGTCGTGGAAAGCCCCCTCGAGCATCGTGAGCTGGCTGGTCATCGTCTCCTCGACGGCCGCGAGCTTCTGCTTGAGGGCATACGCCTCCCCGAGCGGGTTCGCGTAAGGATACTCTGCACCCACCGTCTTGAACGACGCCTGCAGCGAGCGATCCAGCTCCTCGACCGACGCACGCTTCTCGGGAGGCGGATGGTTGTAGTCGGCCGTCCCACGATCGTAGAGCGTGGAGGTGGCCGGCTGGTTCAGGCTCTGGAGGACCGCATGCGGAGAAGCGGGCCCGCCGGCGAGATCGACGACCTTGGAGCCGCCCTCCTTCCGGAACTCGGTGAGGAACGCGTCGGTGTTCGCGAACTCGACGACCCGAATCACCTGTTCTGGCAGAAGACCTGCCGTCTTGACCACGTCGATCACCGCCTCGGTGAGCGTCGCGGCTTGACCAGAGCGAAACCTGACGGAAGCATTCTTCCCCAGGACTTCGAGATGTTCCGCCGAATACCGAGACATCTGCACTCCTTCTTGAAGGTGCACTAAGAAGTACCACGGAGACGACGCCCATGGGAAGTGATCTGACCGGCACCTTGAGCACCCAGCAGGCGGCCCGCCTGCTCAAAGTCGAGACTCGCACCCTTCGTAGAATGGTACGCCGAGGGCTGATCCGCCCGGTGGCACAAGGCGCTGCCAACCGTTTGCGATTTCACTTGTCCGATATCGCGGCAGCTAGCCGCATCCGCAATGCCCGTCTCGAGCTCCATCAGGTGGCCAACGTCGCGCATCAAGCGCTTGCGCTTGCGGAGCTGACCGAGCACCGGCTCAACGAGCTCTACACGTTGCTGGGGATCGGCTGCGCCCCCCTTCCCACTGACCCAGTTTCGGTGGAACGGCTCTATCAGGATGCCGAGCATCTTCTGGAGGTCGAGGAGCCCGAGCTCTCCATCGAAGAAGTGCAGCACTGGGCGCGCCTCTTCTTGGCGCTGACGCCCGCGTTCCTGCGCCTGACCGAGGAGGTTCTCGGCCGTGCCGAGACATGGCAGACGTTCGTCACCCTGGCTGAGAAGCTCTGCGAGCAGGCCCCTCGAGAGTTGTTCAATTTCCACAAGGACTTTGAATCCGCCTACGGGTTCTTGGAGGCTGGGCGGCGCAACGTCTTCTCGTGTGCGTTCTTCTTCGTTCGTAATCGCCACGGACATCATGCGGCACTCGAATTGTTCCCCGACAGGCGCAAGACCTTGAACGAGGCCGTGCTCGCCTTCCTACCGCAGGTATAAGAATAGCGGAGGCGTTCCCCCATGAAAGAAGTCGATCTCGTCCCCGACGCACACCGCACACCACAACAGTACCAGAGAGTCGCGCTCATCAAGGAGCACCGCGCCTTGATCGAGAACATGATCATGGCGGCTACTGATCTCGCGCTGTCCAACACGGTGGTGATGGTGCTGGACGAAAAAGCCAAGAACCGTTTTTGGCCACCCGACGTGCCATCGATGCCGCCGCATGAGGGCGGCCTCTACTTCATGCTGGGCCCGCGGGAGGGTTTCCGCAAGTACCTCGAAGAGAGGTTACCGGCACAACTGGACAATACGCTCTTCGCGAAGCTGGATGAGCCCCCTCCGCCGCAGTACGTCGTTGTGGTGGTCATCGCTTTCGGGGGTATCACGGTGACTGCCCTTGGTGAATTCATCGTCGAGAACGCATTGAAGCCGAAGTCCCCTAACAACTGACCGGAGGTACGCTCCCTGGACGGCGGTATAAGGACAACGGAGGTTCTAGCGTGTCACAGAAGAATGATTGGAAACCCGTCGGCAACGCCGTCGGCAATGTCATAGGCCACCAGACCAGCGATGGCCGTTTCGTGCCTGGGTCGTCCCCGCCGAAGGGGGATGGAGCGCATCACAACGAGCAGCGGCGTGATCCCTCCTTCGAACAGTACAAGCGCTCGCAGGGTGAGAGCGGCACGCGCGGCGGTCCCGGTCCCAAGTGATCGGGGGAAGCGCGCAGGCGCGCTTCTTAGCCCCAACTATCCTTGGTACTTCGGGCCGTCGTACATGGCGTAGATCGGACCAACCTGATCGATCTCTCGCTTGGGGATGAGGATGTCGGGCCGCGGCTTGACGAGCATCGAAGCGAGGAAGCAGTAGAGGATCGAGTGGAAGGAGTCGTCCGGTTTGCCGACGCTGGCATCGTACTGGACCATCCGAAGAGTCTCGTTGTACTCGGCGAAGATGTTCAGCATGTCGGTGCCGTAGGGCTCCTTGAACTCCTCCCAGCGGGGCAGGTCGATCTTCTGCCGCTTGATGGCGTTGAAGATGTCGCTCATCACCTCGGTGCGATGCACCTTGAAGCGCCCGAGCTTCGTGTCGAACTCGAGCTTCTTCTTGGTACGTGCCATGTACTGGTAGGTAGCCACCCGTCCACCCGGCTGTGGACCGAAGCGTTGCACCAGCCGGCGGTTCTGGATGTAGCCGCCGCCGTAGTCGCAGCCGATCTTGACGACATTGAAGGCGCTGAGGATGTCCACGATCTTCTCGATCTGGATGTCGGGGTCGAGGTCTTCGCCCACGAAGCGGTGGATGTAGAAGATACGGAACTTGCCCTCGAAGTACATGCCGAGCGAGAGCACGGTGTAGGTGTTCTCCCCAGTTCCCCAATCGATGCCGGCGTAGACCTCCTCGGAGACCGACCGCTGCTGGTAGATCTCGAGATGCTTTGGGTGCATCGAGACCTTCTCGTTGCAACAATCCTTGATGTTCTGCATGGTCAGCGGGCGCATACCTGAATCCGAACTGAGGCCCAGAACCTCATTGTAGAACCGCGGGCGCTCGTAGCGCCCATAGTCGAGCATGATCTCTTCCCAAGAGCGCCATGGGACCATGAGCTGCGGGATGCGGTACGCCTCGAAGATCGCATCCTCGACCATCCACGCCCACTGAGCATCCTCGGTCATGGGGTTGATGAGCTTGTGACACTTCTCGCAGCTCAACCCCTGCTTCTGGATGTTCTTCTCACCCAGGATGTTCCAGAAGCGGCCGCCTTCGCCGCCCTGGCAATCGCAGGGCACCACCCACTGATGCTGCGTCGACATCGAGCGACCGTGCTTGGTCACGCCGCTCCAATAGAACTCGATGGTGTTGTCGAGAGTCTTGGGCGTCCCGGCGTAGACGAATGTCTTCCAGTTCTCCGGGGCGTGCGATAGGCACTGCTCGATGATGGGGATGTTGTCGTGGATGATGTCCTGGAGCTCGTCGAGCATGAGCATCCACGCCGGGATGCCGCGGGTGCGGTCGGCGTTGAGGAAGGCCATGCGAAGCGTGATCTTGGAGCGGTTGACGAACTGCTTCTCGAGGACGTTTTGCGCCAGCATGCTGGTCGTGAACGACTTGAGGACCGGGCTCGTCTCGATTGGCTCCTTGATACGGTCGGCGCTGAAGGTCTTCGTCTGCGTCATGGACGGCGAGACGTAGAGCGTCTTGAAGCCTGGAACGAGGCAGGAGTAACAGAGCGCCGTGTTGCCGAGCAGCGTCGACTTCTCCACCTGCCGGCCACAAAAGAGCAGGATGCGTCGTGCGGCGACCTCGTTGTCCTCGGTGGCCTCCCTCCGGCCGGGGGTGTCGTAGATGTCGCGCATGTGGCGGCGCCCCTCGAACGTGAAGTTCTCGTAGCCCATACCATCCTTCTTCGGCATGCGGAACGCGAACTCGGTGAACTCGCTGGGCAGGACAGCCGCCAGTTTCGGCAGCGCGCGCTGCTTCTTCTCGATCAGGAATTCGTCTTCGAAGGGCTCTGGTTCTGGGATCCATGCCTTGGCGCAATCCCAGGTCTTCGCTTCCGAATCGCCATCGTCATTGGGGAGGCCCTCGTCCTCGAGATCTGCTTCGACAGGAGGGGCAGGTCGATCGAAGAAGACGTGCGGCTTTTGAACAGGTCCAGGTAGGCTGGTGTTCATGATCATGGAGTCAGATCCTGCGTCTTGGGTTCAAGAGCTCTGGGGCTCGCTGAATCGCGCGAGCGGACATCTCTCCGAGCAGGGGTCGCTGGAGGGGTCTGGTCAGGAGCTGCACGTCACCATGCGGTTCCGGGAGAGGCCGGCGCCAGACGCGCATCCCTACATCACGAGGTACATCCGCGCCTTTGCCGAAGAAGCGGGCTGGAGCATCCAGGGCGTCGCGGTGAGGAAAGATCACATCGCGTTCTCGGCATCCAAAGCGCGGTCGAGCGATGAGAGGAAGCGCTCGACGAGGCCGTTGGGGTCGAGCACGTCGGTGAAGCCATGAGCGCAGAACCACCACGACGGGGTCGCCTTGGCCTGCGCCGCTGGAACAAAGGATGGGATGGCCGTCTCGATGTACTGCGCCTCCAGCCGCGGCGGCTCGGCGCCGAAGCTCTCGCGGGAGATGGGGTCCAGCACGCGAGGGAACACCTCGAGCCAGTAGGGACGGGCGCGCTTGCTCTGCAGCACCTCTTCGGAAGGGAAGAAGTGCAGGACGATGTCCTTGTCCTGAAAGGTGTACTCGGCCAGGAAGGTCGTGAAGCGGTCCACCTTCGTGAAGGTCAGCATCTTCGACGTGAAGGGTGGGAGCTGGAGCTGCTTCACTTCCGGTTGGGACGTGTCGTGCTTCAGAACATACAGAGGATCGAGGTCACGGACGGTTGTTGTTGCGGGAGGCATTGCTCTTCACTCCTGGAAGAAGATCGATGGTGTGGTTGCCAGCGCTGAGCTGTCGAACGGAAGGCGCCTTGTTCGGAGCATTCGTCCGAAGCGCGATGGCGCTGAGCTGGTTGCGCAGTTCTTCGTCGGGGCGCACGATCTGCTCGAGGATGTTCCCCATCTTCTCGGCGGTGATGGCGTAGTTGAGCGCCCGGATCGAGTCTTCTGGACCGCCGTAGGTTGCCATCTCCAAGGAGCGCGCCAGAGCCGTGAGGCGCACCGTCTCCACGAGCTTGGCGAGTTCATCGGTGCTGGGCATGAACCCCATCCGCATCTGGGCCAGGCGCGCGCCGATGGGCGAGTGCGCCATCTGGGCAGCCACGCGGCGCGGGTCGGTGTAGGAGGCCGACTTGAAGGACTTGGCTTGGGCCTTGACCTCGGCGTCCTGATGGAGATCGGGCGCCAGTGCTCTCTGGAAGAGCAGCGCTCGCATCTCGGTCGAGTCGAGCAGCTCGATGTTCCAGAAGTACCGTTGGTAGGCCCGCACGGCGTCGTCATCGAAGGAGGCGCTGCGCTGCCGGCTGAGCGCGATGGCGATGGCGCGCACAGGAACGCGCGTCAGGGCCATGGCCTCCACGAGCTCTTTCGCGCGAGGCGTCTTGAGGATCGCCTTCGCCGCCTGGACCGCCTTGGTGTTGTCGAAGAGATCTTCGATGCCTTCCGCAATCAGGAAGTTGCGGGAGCGGCGGTGGTTTTGATCGTCGGGGAAGAATGGCTCCGGGGGCCTGCACTGCTCTCGGAGCTTCTTCATGTAGGAGCCGCTGAGGTAGTCGAGCTGGTCGTCCAGCAGCAGCTCCTTGATCTGCTCATCGGTGTACTTCCGAGGGTGCAGAATCAAGAACTTGGTGTAGTACTCGCAGGGACTGCGCCGGATCACAAGGGAAGCCTACTCGCCCTCAGCCTTGGGCGAAAGCCATCACCTTGAGGCCCTTGATGACCTCCTCGGTAGAACGGATGGCCTTCTCGAGGGATCCAACCGGGAGATCACGCACCCCGAGCCGTGCACCGAGCAGGAGCTCGCACATCTTCGACTGAGCCTCGTCGAGCACGGGCAGGTAGGAGATGAAGTGCGTCATGTTCTCGGGGTTGATGAACCCGAGGGAGAGGACCGTGTCGACGGCGACCGGATCGGGCAGCGCCGCTGCTTCCTTGAAGAGCTCGCGGCGAAGGACGGGCAAGGTCTCCAACATCTTGACCGCGGCGGTTTTGGCTTCCCCACGCAGCTCGCCGGCGGTCTTGATGGGGCGGCCGCAGCGTACCTCCACCGGACGGTGGTAGGTGATCGCCTGGGCGATCTTGCTGGCGGCGTGGTGCGGGTCGACCCCGAGGCCGCCGAGAAGAAACATCGCCTGGTCGATGTTGATGAACTCCTTCTCCTCGTGCGCGAGCTTCTCGACAAGGGCACCGGAGATGGAGAGGTTCTGCGCGTCTCCTCCACGCACCATCACCGAGCCGGCCAGGTGGCGCAGGACTGCCGCGGTCTTGCCGACCTCCTCGGCGCTGCCGACCAGGGCGGTGGCCTCTCCTTCGAGCGGCATCCAGTGGAAGTCCTCGGGGATCAAGACGTGGCCGCTCGGCGCCAGCGTGATCTGCTGGATGTTGGGCTGAACCGCGACATCCACAGGCCGGCCGTCGTACGTCGTCGTGGAGTAGAGGACTTCTCCCTCGTTCGAGAGCGTGGCGTGGACCTCCATGGGAATGGTGGCCTCGAGTCCATTCGGGCCCTGCCGCGCGAAGCAGCCATGGCCCTGGATCGGACCCTCGCTCAGAGGCACCTCGGTGCCAGAAGGGGTGCCCGCGATCTCCCCCTGCACCGCCATCTGCGCGCCGTTGGTGAAGAGCGCGATCGGCATCGGCGTGCCATCGAGCTCGAGCAGGTTGGGGATGACCCAGCCCTCCAGCCCCTGCCCATCGAGCGTCTCGACCTGGTAGACGCCCGCCTTGGTGATCGGCCCCGCCTCTGCCTCGGGCGCCTCTTCGGCACCTCCTCCCTCCACCACGGTCACCGCACCGTTCTGGTCGGCGGCTAGGGCGATCTTGGTCCCGAAGTCGCGCACGAGCCGGCCGCGATCGGCGAGGTAGCTGTGCGGCGCCCAGACGTCGTGGCGAGCCGTCTTCACGACGTACCCTTCCTCGGTCGCGACGATCTGCACCACGTCCGGCTTGATGCCGTGGGGGATGGCAGCCGCGCGCTTCTCGAGCGCCCCGCCCTGGAAGCCGGCCAGCGTCTCGAGCGCCTCCCGGCACCCGAGCTGGTTCGTCATCATCAACATGCGCACCTCTGGCCGCGCCACGACCGAGGCGAACTTCTGGTAGTCGCTGTCGTTGATGGTCGGCAGGATGCGCTTGAGGAGGGAGCCCATCTTGGTGAGCCGCTGCGCTGCGACGTTGCCGATGGTGGTGTACTTGAGCCCCTTCTTCGCAGCTTCTCCTCCCTGCGCAGCGAGCTGGGCGCCGCGAGAGGTGGCGAGGCGGGAGATGTTGGCCATGCGCGAAGGCTCGGTCGTCTTCTTCACGAGCTCGCCGAGCAGCTTGCCCATGGCCATCTTCTCCTTGACTGCGTTGATCCGCGCCGTCTTGATCGAGGCCCACTTCTCGAAGCGCGCCTGCGCAGGACGCGGAGCGTTCTGGTAGGTGGCGCGCAGCTCCTCGATGGTGGCCTGGGTGATCGGGCCGCGGCCAGCCGACCCCTGCTTGCCCATCGTGCTCGCGGAACCACCACCACCCATGCCGAAGTTCTGGCGGTAGGGAGGATAGAGGTCGCCCACGATCGACATATCGCCCGGTGAACGCGACGTGATGTCGAAGGTCTGCGGACGGAAGATCGCCTGGCTGAGGCGCTCCTCGGTCAGCGGGAGCATCTTGTTCTTCTCGGTCAGCACGATGTCGAAAGGCTGGAGCTTGCGGTCGCTGACGATGATGGGGATGCGCACGCGCTGAACCCCCGCCGCGTGGAGCGCCTCCGGCGACGTCGAGGGCTGGAGCTCGGTCTTGTTCATCACGTCCACGCACCCGAGCGCGTAGCCCCGCTCGGCATCGACCTTCGTCATCACCACGTTCGGGGTGAAGTCGGCGATGTAGGGCACCTGCTTGAAGAGCTCCTGCTGGATTTCTTGGGGCCAGGTGTTCGGATCTTCCGGAAGCGGCGTTTCGGCGGCCACCTTCTCGAAGAGGACCTCGGAGCGGAGGAAGAGATCGACCATGGGCAAAGGGTAGCGTACGGCGCGTTGTAAGGGAATAAGAACGACGAGGGTACCTACGATGACCGATGATGAAGCACTGGAGCACTCCAAGCGCTATTTGAGTGAGTGGTTCAAGAAAAACAAGGACAAGCTGGCTGCACTCCCTTCTCCTTATGGGCAACCAGGCGGCAACTTTGGGTGCATGTACTGTGGAGGCGATCACAGTACCGGAATCGACTGTCGGTTGCCTTGCACCCACTTCTACGGGTGCACCGCCACAGGAATTCCGTGGCGCACCGCAGATGGGGATACTGCGCCGCTCTGCTACGAGCACAGACCTCGTGATGGAAAGCCGCTCGCGGTGCCCCAACCAATCCCTCTCACGGACAGGGATAAGAACGATGGAGGTGACCAATGAGATTGCTCAACGTCGTTCTGAAACCGTTCCGTCTCGAGGTGGTCCAGATCACTGCGCCGGGGGAGACCTTCGTCCCCGACTGCTACGGCCGCGCCCATTCCGCCTCCGACCCACTGTGCGCTGGTGGAGAAGGCCGCGGCCGGTGTGACTACTTCAAGGCGTGCGAAGCACGAACGAAGACGTACTACGCCGAGCTGCTGCGGGCGAGGCCCTGACCGACTGGAAAACGGACGGGTCGTCCGTTTTCTTAGCCCTACGAAACCTTGAACAGGGCAGCGATGGCCGCAGCCGCAGCCGGATTCTTCGTGACGATCATGACCCCCGACACGGCATCGGTCGGAAGAATTCCCGGCAGCGCTTGGAACACCGCGCCCGCTTCGATGCCCACCTGCGCGGCGGTCATCGGCGCATCGAAGCCGAATGTGAGCACGTCGATGGGGCCAGCCCCCAAGTTGGCCTGCAGCTCCCCCACGAACTGGCCAGCGCCGAGCTTGACCTGGAGCGCGGCTTCCACGAGGGCAGAGATGCCGCCAATCTTGGCGCCCAGGGCGGCGCTGAGGGCGGCGGAGGAGGCGATGGAGGCAGAGAGCTCGACGCCCAGGGTGGGGATGCCGGCAGCGATGGCGGCCTGGATGCTGGCAGCGACCTGCATCAGGGCGGCGAGGGCTTGCTGGAACGCGGCGATCGGGTTGCTGACGGAGATGGACAGGCTCGCGTTGAGCGAGAGGGCCGCATTGAATTCCGCCGAGAGCTCCGCCTGCAAGGCGCTGAGCCCGAACGGCCCGAAGATGGCCAGGTCGAGCTGGGCGGAGAGGGGCACCATGAACCCCACCGCCGCGGTCGCCGCGAGGTTCACCTCTCCGAGGGACATCGGGCTGGGCGGAACGACCTGCAAGCTCACGCCAGCACCTGACTGTTGCCGCTGAGGATGGAACCGGACAAGGGCATCGGGGTCGGGGAAGCCATCTGCGGCGTGAACGGAAAGATGAGCTGGACGATGTCCCCAACCCGCGACACAGGTGCCTGTCCCTTGCCGAGACGGACCACACCGCCCGTGATGGTGACGCTGCTCTTGCCGTTGATCGTGATGTCCTTCTCGACGGTCATGGTCGCGTTCGTCTTGCCGTCGATGATGATGTCCTCAGCCACCTTGATGCGCAGCTTCTTGTGACAGGACAGAAGAACATTGCCCTCAGCACGCAGGAAGGTGCCACCAGCGCGGTCGAAGAAGAAGCGCAGCACCGTCTTGTTGCGGATGGTCTTGTCCGCCAGCTCACCGCTTTCGACGGCGAAGCCGCCAGGCGCCACCACCACCTCGTAGACAATCGGGGCGTCCTTCTCTGTACCGAGCTTGAGCTGGGTGATCGCGTCCGCTTCCCCCTTGTCTCCATCCGGCTCTGGTGCTGGCGAGCGGACCTTTCCTGCGGTCACGCGGATGTCCGCAAACTTGTCGTCGGCGAAGACACGCACCGTGTGCATGAACTGGGTGGGGGAGTGCTGGATCGAGGGGCCTTCTTGCACCCCCCAGGAGATCGCCCCTCCGGTGTTGTAGTGCGCGTAGTTGCCCGAGACGTCGTGGATGACGTTGTTGAGGGGGATGTAGATCCGCTGAGCGAGAGGCGAAGCACCGAGCTGCAGCACCCCGCCGCGATGGAGGATGACGAAGTTCTCGTCGCGCGTGCGCAACCAGATGTCCCCCATGTTCGCTCGAGGACGGCCCCCGGCGAACGAGGCAGCAGAGGCGTATTTCTGGGGCTGGCCGTGCGACGCGGTGCCGGAAGGAGCATCGTCGGTGGCGCCGTCGATGAGCTCGTGCGGCATGATGAACGCCGAGACGAACGGAGGCGAGCTGTCGCTGGGGATGCAGACCATGCACACCGCCCCCACTTCCGGCATCGCGTAGAGCCCCTCACCGTTATTGTAGTGCAGATACGGTGAAGAGATCTGGACGTCGAACCAGCGCCGCTGGTCGTACTGGGCGACGACGTCTACAGTCCAGTTGACCAAGTTCACGTTGAACACACGCCCCTGCGCCATCTCCGCTGCGTCGAGGGCGACACCGTGCATCATCGAGGTGCGTGGGAAGCGCTTCATTCACCAACTCCGATCGGGGTTACGAGTTCGCACTGGATGACGTCCCCGGATTGAGGAACGTACCAGAAGTGCACTGGCACGCGGTCCAGCAGACGGATCATGCGCAGCTTCCGTCGAACTTTCCGGAGCCCGCGCGCGTGTAGGTATTCCTCGAGGTGAGTCTCCGGGAGCGGGGCGCCTTCAACGGCCAACTCGATGCGGTCCTCTCTCGGCTCGTTGGCGAGCTCCGCGCCCACCCCAAGCGTTTGAGGATCGGGGTAGCGCAGCCAGAAGAAGTGCTTTCGCATAACTAGTAGTGGGGCTTCGGCACGGGCGGACCCTGCCGCGGCTCGAGTCCGAACTCGGCGCCGAAAGCCGCGCCTGGGATGGGGTGGTAGGCGTGGATGTTCGAGGCCGCGCCTGTAGCGGCCGCATCCATCAAGGTGCCGACGAGGCGCTGGTGCTGGAGCTTCGCCATCCAGTCTTCCTGGAGCGAGAGAGGCATCATCTCCACGCCGCGCAGCGTCGGCTCGTGACGGATCTCCTTCTTGCCCTGGCTGCGGAGCTCTTTGTTGATCTTGTTGATCACGGAGGTCGGACGGAACTCGCCGCGGAGCACGTCGTGATTGTCCCCGGGATCATGCACACGCGTCAGGTTCGACATGGCCTTCACCACGACCTCGATGGCGCGTCGCTTGATCCCCTCATCCTTGTAGAGACCGTAGATCTCGTTGGTCATCTGGTTCTGGACCTTCTCCATACTGCCGGTGGCGCGGTACAGGTCATGCGGGTTCACATAGGTCCGCATGGGATCCGAGAGACTGTGCCCTGCGTCGACGTGCGCACCGACCTCGGGCGCCTTCCACGTGGTCTTCGCCCCGGGCAAGACTTCGTGGAGCGCATTGCCGCGCGTGTCGCGTCCTACGTGATGGCGCGTGCCGTTGATCCAGATGTTCGCGCCGGTGGCATCCGGCTCAATCTTCTCGATCTTGCCGGAAGTCATTGCGAGCGAAGCAGCATCCGGAATCTTCTTCGGAAGGTTCGTGAGCTGTTCGAACCTGGCAAAGGAGTTGAGCAGACGCCCACCGCCCTGCTCAACGACACCGCCTGTGTGGAAACTTTTCAACGTGAGCTGCACGGCGCGCTCACCAACAGCGTGCGCCGAGTGGATGCCGATGTTTGTTCCGATCGGGTAGTGCCCGCCAGAAGAACCGAGACCGATGCAGTGCTGGCAGATGCCTTTCTCATGCTCGCACTTGAGCGGGCTGCGCACGACGACGCGCGCATCCTTGTCGGCGGCTTTGATCTGCCCTACGACCGAGGGTGTCATGAGCGTTCCCGCAGGAATGTGCAATTTGCCGGCCGTGAAGGACTGAGCGAGATGACGGTCGTGGACGTCGCGCTCGTCGACATGTAGCGCGATCCCGTTCTTGGTCCCGCAGTCAGGTTCGGCCACGAGCAGGTGCATGGTGTTGTTCATGAGCAGCTTGCTCATGTACCCAGGCTCACGCACCTCCTGCACCTTCATCACGGAGCCACGCCGTGCGCCGTGCATCTGAGTCCAGTAGTCGTTGACGTCCAGACCCTCTGCGTAGCTCTTGAGCAGAGGGATCGGGATGATGCGATCGGCAGAATCCTTGACGAGGATGGGCGCCAACTTCATCTGCTTGTACTGGTTCCAGTCGGGCTTGACGCCCGCCATGTGCATCATCAGCAAGTTGTCCGGGTCTCCGCTGGCCTTCTTGAGATGTCGGGTCTTGAGGTCTTCCGCACTCTGCACCCAGACCTCGGTGGTACGCCGCTCGAGCTCTTTGGGCGAGAGCGTCTCTTTGCCAAGAGTGCCGATCTTCTTTCGTGCTTCCGCAACGACCTCATCCCTCAGCGTCTTGTCCGGAGTGAAGTCGTTGAGCGACAGGGTGTGGGTTCCGACAGGGATGAAGATGTTCTTCCCTTCCGGCACCACCGCGGCAGCCAGACCTCCTTTCTTGTGGAACTCGAACGGGTGCCCCGCGTCGTGAGGGCGAGGAATGGCCACCGCCCCGAAGGAAGTCCCGTTGCCAAGATCCTTGAGCTTGTTCACGACGGGGCCGAAGTCTCCGGCGTGCTGTTTTGCGAGATCGGTCAGGAGCTTGTCGAGGCCCTTCTTGTCGATGCGATAGTCGAGATCGGTGAGGATCTTCTGCTGCATCGGTTCGGGCAAGGCAGCCGCCAGGAGCACACGGCCAGGCGTGGTCTTCTGGTTGCCGATATGGACGACGTCCCCGATCTGGATCTTGCCCTGCTGCACGGCCGCGAGCGCGGCGCCTGGGTGGGCGAACTTGTGATCTGTCTCCTTGCCAACGCGTGAGAGCTTGTAGAGACCGAGGGCCGCCTCAAGCGTCGGCTGAAACGCCACCTTTCCAGTGGCCTCGGAGAACAAGTTGTTCGAAGGGAACATCTTGCGCGCTTCGGCCACAGCGTCCTGATGAATCGGGACGAAGACGCTCATCGCGTCGCCATCGAAGTCGGCGTTGTAGCCACCCGTCACGAGCGGGTGGATCTGGATGGCGTTCCCGGGCACGGTGCGCACCTTGAACGCCTGCACCGAGTACTTGTGCAGCGCCGGGTCGCGCTTGAGGAGCACGGGGCGCTCGGCGGTGACCTGGTCGAGCGCGCGCCAGACGTGGGCGCTGTCTTTCCCCCCTAGCGTCTTGGAGATCTCCTGCTGAGCATCGAGCGGATTCTTTGCACCGCCCATCTGGAGGATCTTGTTCACGACGAAGGGGGAGAAGAGCTTCAGTGCCGCGTGCTTCGGCAGCCCGACTTCGTCGAGACCGAGCCCTGGTTCGGGCACGATCGTCGAGCGCATCGACAGATCTTGCCGACGGTTGAGCAGCGTGTTCTGGAAGTAGCCGTTCTTGGGGACGGCGCCGGCGATCTGCTGGAGCAGGCCACGCTGTCGCGCCGTCTCGAACATGGTCCCTGCTCCGACGAGCGCACTCACGCCGTCGTAGAAATCTCGGCGCAGGTTGCGCTTCTGCTCGGCACTGTCTGTGAGGTTCCTCGCGAGAGTCGGGTCCTTGAGCTTGTCGTTGACTTGCGCGAAGTCGCTGTAGAGCCCGTTGACATCCGCGTACTTCAAGTCTCCGCTGGGGAGCTGAGAAACGGCGCGCATGACGGGTGGGATGACGGGCAGGTAGTGCAGGACGTACGCTTCCGACGGCTTCATCTTGAGCTGGTCGAGAGCCTGCAGATACTTCACCTTCTTGAGCAAGGGATCGATCTTCGCGCGTGGGGCCTTGTCGAGGCTCTTCTTCGCCGCGGCGAGATCCTTCTGAACATCGACCCGATCCAGCAGGTGTTTGATGGCGGCGCCACCTGTGAGCCCGCTCCCCAGCGCCGTGAGCTTGCCGTTGAGGTCGACCGCTCGCTCGCCATGGACGATGGCCTCGTAGTCCTTCGTCGAGAGCCCGGTGAGGCGCTTGATGGGTCCCTCGAAGACGGGGTTCGGGATGGGTTCGGCGAGCTGGATGGCGGACCACTTGGTGCCGCCATGGCCTCCCGTGAGCTTTTCGTCGAACAGGCCGCCCGGCTTCGGCTTGAAGGCACCGCTCTTGTCCGAGCGAGCTGCAACGAGCTCGGCAGCCTTGGGCAGGAGACGCGGCTTCTGGTTCTCTCCTTCGGACACGAGCTGGAGAACGTGCTTGTCAGTCAGAGGAGTGAGCACGAACTCGTTGCCCTTCTTCTCCATGTTGATGCCCGAGCCGCGCAGCATGTCGGTGAACTTCTGGAACGCGAACGTCGGCTTCGGCGTCGGCAGCGCCTGCCCGGTCTGGATCGCGTTCCAGACCTGAGCGTGCTGGGACTGCCACTGCTTGGAGGAATCGGTCTGAGGGTCGCGGCCCTCGCTCTTCCAGGTCTGCATCTCCCGGATGTTCGCTGTCGCGCCGTGCGCAAGCATCGCGTACATGCCGAGAGTTCCCATGCTCTGACCGCCGGTGCCGCTGCCACTCGAGGGCTGGAGGTTCAGATCGTAGTGCTCCTCGAACATGGGCAGGCCCGAGCGGACGCTGAGCTTCTTGTCCACCTGGTGGACGAGCTTGAGCATGTGCTGCGGGCCGACCAGCGCCTGCCCGAGGCTTTTGCCCGTGCCGGGGTCGTGGAGCTCCTCAGTATCTGAGATCCCGTGCTGCTTCAGCTCCTTCTTGATTCTGTCGAGGAAGTCGACGCCAGGCTGGAAGTTGTGGACGAAGTACGTCTTGCCTGTCTTCTGGGCGATCTTCGCCGCGGCGGTCTCGAGCACCTGACCCACGTTCATGCGGCCAGGCACCCCCGAAGGGTTCAGCGCCACTTCGATGGGCTTCTTGTCCTTCGTGTGCGGCATCTCGTGGTCCGGCAGAATCATCGTGACGATGCCCTTGTTGCCGTATCGGCCGGCCAGCTTGTCACCGACCTGCATGGGCTCGACCGTGCGCACATGCACCGTGAGCCCTTTGTTGTTCCGGTGAACAGCCACGACCTCTCCGTCGTAATCCGAGTCCCAGCGCATGGAAGCATCGGAGTGCTGGTTGGTCATGCTGCGCCGGATGGCGGCTACGCCGGTTCGATCCTTCAGCTCGAAGGGCTGCATGGCCGCGATGAGCGGATCACCTGGCTTCACCCTCTGCCCGACCTTGATGACACCATCGTCGCTGAGCTTGTTGAGCTGCTCCCGGTTGAACGTTCCAAGATGCTGTGTTTCGAACTTGGTCTTGTTGAGGACCGTCTTGTCGTTGACCTGCATGTCGTGCTTGTGCAGGTGTTCGCTGGAGAGCTTCCTCGCTGCAGTCTCCGAGATGACGACGCCGTCTTCGAAGTTGTAGCCTTTGAAGGGGATGTAACCGACGCGCAGATTGGCGCCGAGCGCCAGCGTCCCGTTCTTCGAGAAGTTGGTGTCGGCGACAAGCTGGCCGGCCTTGACCTT